CACACTTGTATTGTTCGTAATTGCCATCATATACATTAATTACACAAAGGAGTTAGAATGACAAAAGAATATCAAGCACTAGCAGACTGTATTCGTATGGGTCAAGTAAATCACAAAGAAATGCATGAACATTTTGAATCCGACCCTGCATTTAAACAATGGTATAAGGACAAATATCTCAGTAAAATGCAAGATGAACAAGAAGAACCTTACATAGGCCAACACCTAAATTCATTATCCGATAAAATATCATGAAATACAATGAAGATGTCATACTTAATCTAATTAAGGACTATATTCGTAATACATACGGAGAACACTATTCTACAACAGAAGAAGGTTTTCAAGTCATGGATATACTACGCAATCTAGAAATCGACAAAGACTTCTGCCAAGCAAATGCAATCAAGTATCTCATGCGATATGGTAAGAAAGACGGACACAACGAAAAGGACTTATACAAGGCAGTACACTATATCGTATTACTCATATCATCATCCCAAAAGGATAGACACAAAGGTACCACAATCGGCAAACTCGTACACCCCGAAGATAGTTTACACAAGAAATAACCTCAGCGGTAAGACGCGATTTTTTCAGAGGAATCATCATGAGCAACAATCAGAACAATACTATAAGAATCATCAAGAGAATATACAGTAAGAGAAAGACCAATAATCCCTTATTAGTACTCTACCCAGACGGCAAGGAAACATGGTGTCAATCAGTAGATATACATGGTAGTAGTACGCAGGAGTGTAAGAACGGTATATTAACCACTACCACAGAGGAACATGTAGTAACACATATAGCACTTGAAAACGAAGAAAGAGAGAGAGTAAAGTATACACCAGGTATGATATCGTGTGCGGGTGTAGAATGGGCAACAGATGACCAAGAAATAGACTTTGACTAAATATCCGTACAAGTGTAGAGAAAAAAGGTTAGGGGTAAAATCACAGAGTTTCCGAACGCCAAACCCCTTGATAATACTAGGAGTTTCTTCCACATCATACCACTTTTATCCACCATATTCCACTTAGAGAAAAGGTTTAATTAAATAGTAGCAAGAGGGATATAAGTTTTCTAGGTATCGGCTCTAATTTCTGAACTATCTCTGAGAAAAAATTCACAGGAACTATTTCACATTCATCCCCCATCCTTCGGCTAGCAGTCTGCTCAGAAAACAATCCATACCACCTAGTCTGCGGCATTCAGACGAAAACCGCCGCCAGCTGCATCATCACCGAAGCTCCGAACCAATGCCTCTGGAGTATATCTGGAGTATATTAGAGTATTCTTATATGAGAATCATTCTCATTTGGGGCTTATATCACACTTTTGACCAAATGTCAAGGGTTTTATTTGCCTTTATTTCGCCTATTTTTGTTGACTTTCCTTGTATGACCTGTTAGAATAGCTATATAAACTAGAGAAAGAGAGAGTAAATGAGTAAACTAAAAGAACAAGGATTTAATGATATAGAGATATATCACAGTAATGGCATGTTAGGATTTGAACATGAGGGCTTCTTTATAACAGAGCCAAGCTTGTCAACATGTGGAAGATTCGAAGTTGACCCATATGAAGAATATGGATTAAACGATAAACAAGTAGCCATGATAGAGAACTTTAACCAGTTATACGATTTATCATGATTACAACAGTATTAGTATTGAACAACAATAGAGAGGTTATGATGACTACAACAGTATTTTTAAGTTTATTTGGAATTGCGTGTATGATTAAACTAATAGGAGAGATAATATGAGTATGGTACTAAGTGATATTAAAAGAGGATACAAGATTAAGACAATTATGAAACGACATGCACTACCTGCGACAACAATCATCGCTTGTATGAGAATCATTCAGAGGAGTGCAGCTTAACGATTTCTCTCTAGGGTCGGTCAACATGGATACATGCTTCTGGCCGGCCACTCTAGAGTAATATAGAGGCGGCCCCCCGCACCATATCTGGGAGTGACTGGGTAATCTATAAATGTAATAAGTATGTTAAGGGATATACTAGAGGGTACCCCCCCTATTCTAAGCAAGACTGGTTCCTTAACTGATGATGAAAAATTTTTTGAGAGGTAAAATGATGAGTATAGACAATTTAACAGACAAACAAAAAACAATACTAGAGAACTTTACTAGATATCGTTCCCCTGTACATGAGAGTAGTTTATTCAAAGGTATTGATATACAGTATCTAAAACTATTTAAGAAAGAGTTTAGAGGAAGATTTATCTACAGACCGCGTGGTGGTAGATACTACATACAGAACAACTGTACTATGGAAGATGCTAAGACATTTGCTATATACAAAAGAGAACAACAAAATAGAAGGAGGTATTGGGTCGCATGATGTATTTAAAATTAATATTGATGTTTCCAATAGTGATTGGTATCACTTATGGATTGTTAAAAATTATGGAATATATAATACTATGATAAGAGAAAAATTAAAACATAAAGGAATTACAGTAGACTGTTCAGGCCCAGATGGGAATGCATTCTATTTACTTGGATTAGCAAAAGACTTGGCTAAACAACTTGAATGGTCAGAGAAAGAAACACGAATGATGTTAACTGAAATGAAATCATCAGATTATGAACATCTAATATTAACATTTGATAAACACTTTGGATGGCATGTCACACTAGAGTTTGATGTACATCCGAGTAGTAAGTACGCAAAATGAGATTCCTTTGGTTAGTTTGTAAGACATTATTCCTATTTGGATTCTTTTATTTTGTACTTCTGTTTACAGTCATATGGGTATTACTATGAATGGGGCGTTGACATTCCTTGAATGGTTTGTTATACTAGCGATTGGATTAATTACATTATGGAGAGTTATATGAAACACATTGGAGCAATTCTATTCACTATCGGATTCTTTATGATAGTGGGTACAGTAGGACATATCGAAGTCAATGAAGTGATTGATTGGTATGCAATACTACAATATACACTTATCGGTGGATTACTGATGCACATAGGAAACAAGGTGATGTATGGAAGTGAATGAAAAACAACTCACAAGTTTACTAGAAGAAATGAAGAATGAAACCGCTACTGTGCGTGGAGATGAATTCGGTATCTTTGATTATCAAGATTTAGATTCAGAGATACGCGAACAGAAATGGATGATTCTATCTCATATTATAGATATGGGTCGAATCGAATCAAAGGACTTGGCAATGTTATTTCAGAATAACCCATGGTTTAATGAATGGTATGTCCGTACGATATTGTCGGAAGTACCTGTATCAGAAACTTACCACTAAAAATCGCGTCGAATAAATATGGTGAATTATCGGAGAAATCATATGAGATATTTAGTGTTGGGGTTTTTTGGCCTTTGGTGTTATTATATACTTGGGCCGCATGTATCGTATGGAAGTATGGTAGCAATTAAACTCTTTACGATATTGATGTTTTGGACTTATGTAATGAAAATTTGGAGTAGAGAAAAATGAGAATAGAAAATATATTTGAAAAATTAGCAGATATGTTGATTACGATTCTGCATAATGAATTGTTAAGAGATTTAATTGATAAAGTATAAGAGGTAATTGTTATGATAAACTTTATATTATTTGTGACTGTGCTAGTCTTTTGGCTAAGTGCAGTTTATCTATATTTTGTTTTAGATAGAATGCTAGATGATATTCGTGCTATCAATGATGATATGCAAGAATGTAAAGCAATGATGAAACAAAAAATAGAACAAGACAATATTAAAGCAGAAATACCAAATGATGAATTTCTAGGAATATAATGTCCCTCAAAGATTTAGCGAACAACATTCAGAAAGAATCTGAATTTCATACCTTTGTAAAATCGGAGCGAGTGATACGCAGACCACTATCTTTACACCACTTACATAAAGACATGGCAGACATCATTCGCTCTCACAAACACGAAGAAGCAAGAATGAGTAATGTCAAGGCATGGATGACCAATTGGTTTTTACATAAACAATATGAATCAGTCAATGAAGTTTGTAATCAAGCAATTGACATTGTAAAGAGTGTCACAAAGAATGACCAGAAAGGACAACTAGAAAAGTTTTTTACCTTTGATTGTTGGGGAGCAATCTATGATAACAAACATTATACACAACCCCATACTCATGGCCCTGCATTGTGGTCATGGTGTTATTATATACAGATACCTGACAATGCCCCACCCCTATACTTTCGAGAAGCAAAACTCAAAGTATTTCCTAAACCAGATGAAATAATTATCTTTCCTGGCCATGTCATACACGAAGTACCTAAGGCATCGGACATGAACGAAGAAAGAATTATTCTTGCTGGAAATATCTACCTAGACTACCGAAACACCTAGTATAAATACTATACATGAACGAAAACTATTTCATGGGCCTCGATGGCTTTGTATGGTTTACTGGTGTTGTAGAAAATCGTAATGACCCTGCAAAACTTGGTAGAGTACAAGTCCGTTGTTTAGGATACCACACAGAAGATTTAATAGATATCCCATCAAAAGATTTACCATGGGCACATGTCATGATGCCTGTCACCGACCCATCTATGCAAGGACTAGGAAACTCACCTAGTTTTTTAACAGAGGGAACTTGGGTAGTAGGATTCTTTCGTGATGCAATGGAAAAACAACAACCAGTCATTATGGGTTCGTTGCCTGGTGTTCCTGCATCTGTTGCAGATAAGACTAAAGGATTTAATGACCCAAATGGAAAGTACCCTGGTACGATTACACATTCGAATCATACAATAGAAGAATCAGATGTATCAAGACTTGCACAAGGTCAAACATCTGAAACTCATTTATCTTTACAGAATCGTAGAGCAAACAAATGGGAAAAGATACCTACTGCAACCAAACCAAATTTATCAACTGTATCAACTACAAGTAAAGCAGAAACATTATCAACCTTTAGTGAACCTGACCCCAAAGGATTAAAGGTAGACACATCACCTTACACATCATCTAACTATCCCTATAATCATGTACATGAATCTGAATCAGGTCACATATCAGAAATAGATGATACACCTGGTGGAGAAAGATTATACAGACAACACAAGTCAGGTACCTATGAGGAGATAGTTGCAGATGGCACTAAGACAGTAAAAGTATTTGGAGATAATTATGAACTCACTGCTGGAGCAAACAATGTATTTGTAAAAGGAAATATAAATTTAACTTGTAGTGGTAATAAGAGAGAACGAATAGATGGTGATTACATATTAGAAGTTGGTGGTGACTTCACAAGAAAGATACACAAGAACGAACAAGTTAAGATTGGTGCCACAGGTGGTGGAAACTTAGAAGAAGAAATAATTGGTAATCATGGATTTAATATTGCAAATGCTATGTCTGGTGCAATCGGAGTGACGGGTACAGGTACAGCAAAAGATTGTGATATTACTATCGGTGGTAAAGAAACTAGAAGTATTGGTGGTACTTATGATATCACTGCGAAAGATAGTTATTCAGTAGTATCTTTAAATGATGTATTAGTAGGAGCAAGTAATAATGTGACAGTATCAAGTGTTGCAGGAACTTCTATATCTGCTGGAACAACTATGTCAGTTAAGGCTGGAACAAATCTAGATATTAAATCAGAGGCAGTAGGTACAATGACATTCGAAGGTGCATCAAGTGTTATAAATCTTTCTGGTAGTGGAAGTACAATTACTACTACACAAGAAGTTACTGCTAATACTATTGAACTCACAACTCATGTGCATTCACAAGGTGCTGATAGTCGTGGTGATTCACAAACAAATACTAACGCACCTGTTGCATAGGAGAGAACAATGGCAGATTTTACAACAGCAAATTTAGAAGGAGCAAATGAGTTATTTAATAAGACTGCAACTGATGCAAAAGCATTAAAGGACCAACTTGTTGCTCAACATGGAGCAGATGCTTCAACTATGAAGACAGCAGTAGAATCTAAAGTTGCTGATTTACAAACATCATTATCAAGTATGATACCAGAGTTACCTACTGTTCCCAATGTAAATATGCAAGGAGAATTTGCTGGACTAGCAGACATTGATATCTCAACACCACAAGGACTTGAACAATATCAAACACAAGTTAATAATATAACATCACAATTTGGAACAGCAATGAAAGATAAAGGATTAGATATTGATTCTCTTGCTACAGAAATACAGGCAGGGGGTGATGTTGGTGACTTACTTCCAAACTTACAACTACCTGATGGGTCAGACATACCTATAGAATTACCATCCAATATTAGTATACCTTCTATTGAGGCAATCAAAGAAAAATTAGAAACTATGCCTGAGTTTAAAATAGAGATAGATTCAGAAGAAATTAAAAAGAAAGCAAAAGAAGCTTTAGATGCTATTGAAGCGGAAAAAATTAAACAAGAAACTGAGAGTAAATTAACACTTACCTAAGATATCTCTTATAAATAATAATTAAATAACTAGAGATTACTAATGTCCGCATACAAAGACGCTCAAGCTCAAAATGATATAAGTCGTAATGTTAAACAATATTCAGACTTAGACTTGTTTTTTGGTCAAAGAAATGTTGGTAAGGATGTTAATAAAGTAACTGATATACAAGCAGTTAAGAGGTCATTAAGAAATTTAATTAATTTAAATGCTTTCGAAAAACCATTTCACCCAGAGATATCTGGTGGTGTTCGTGAAATGTTATTTGAACATATGACACCTATTACTGCTGTAGTATTAACTAGAAAGATAGAAGATGTTATTAATAATTTTGAACCAAGAGTAAGATTAGTATCAGTTAGAGCAATACCAGATATGGATAGAAACATTTATAATGTATCAATAGAATTTTATGTAGTTAACGCACCCACAGAACTAGTAGACCTATCAGTCATATTAGAGAGATTAAGATAATGGCAACAAACGATAAAAGATTAAGAGTGACCGAATTAGATTTTGATGCGATAAAATCAAATCTAAAAACATATTTAAAAGCACAAACAGAATTTAAAGACTATGACTTTGAAGGTTCTGGTATTAATATTCTATTAGATACTCTTGCATACAATACTCACTACTTAGGATTCAATGCTAACATGTTGGCAAATGAAATGTTTTTAGATAGTGCATCACTTCGTTCAAGTATAGTATCTCATGCAAAAACATTAGGATATGAAGTATCATCTGTAAGAGCACCTTATGCAACAGTTAATGTAAGTTTATCTACAACTGCAAGTACTAAAACAATGCCAGCAGGAACTGCATTTACTACAAGTGTTGACGGAACTGATTATCAATTTGTTACGATTGCAGATGTGACTGCAAGTAACACAGGTAGCTCTGTTCCTTTTGATAGTATAAAAATTTATGAGGGTAGTTATATCACAACAAAATATACAGTAGATACTTCTGATGTTGACCAAAAGTTTTTATTAAGAGATGCTAATAGTGATACATCTACTTTAACAGTTAAGGTACAAACATCAGCATCTGATACAACAACTACAACTTATACTAAAGCAACAGACATAACTCAACTAACATCATCAAGCACAGTTTATTATATACAAGAAACTGATAGTGGTTTATTTGAAATTTACTTTGGAGATGGTACAGTCAGTAAAGCATTATCAGATGGTAATATTGTTATATTACAATATGTAATTACAAATAAATCTGAAACAAATGGAGCATCATCTTTTAGTTCGCCTTCAAGTATTGATAGTGTCACAAGTATTACAGTCACTACAGTTGCAAATGCAGTAGGTGGTTCTGATGCAGAAACTTTACAATCAATAAAATTAAATGCACCATTAGATTATGCAGCTCAAGGTAGATGTGTGACAGTAGATGATTATAAAACTTATACTAAAAAATTATTTGCAAACACTCAGGCAGTTTCAGTTTGGGGTGGAGAAGATGGTAGTTATGATACAAGTACAGGTGTATCATCTAACCCAGAATATGGTAAAGTTTTTATTTCAATTAAATCTACAACAGGTGAAAATTTAACAACTGTACAAAAAAGTAACTTAGTTACAGCATTTGCTCCATTCAAAGTTGCTTCAATTACACCAGTGGTTGTAGACCCAGAAACAACTTTTTTAATTTTAAATGTTACATTTAATTATGATTCAACATCAACTACATCAACTAAAGATGAATTGGCTTCTTTAATTGCAACAACAATTTCTAATTATAATTCAAATGACTTACTAGAATTTAATAGTTCGTTTAGACATTCTAAACTTACAGGTTTAATTGATGATACAGATTCATCTATATTAAATAATACAACTACAGTTACTATGGGTAAATTCTTTACACCAGTTTCTACAGCTTCATCATATACACTTAATTTTAATAATGCATTTTATAATCCATACACAGGTTATAATACAGATGCTGGTGGAGTGATTGCTTCAACAGGTTTTTATTTAGATAACAGCACAACAACAGAATACTTTTTTGATGATGATGGTTCTGGTAATTTAAGAATTTATTCTTTATCAACTGCAGGAGTTAGAACATATTTAAACAGTACAGCAGGCACTATAGATTATGCTAATGGAACAATTAGTACAACATCATTATTAATTTCTGCGGTATCAAATGTAGATGGTGCATCATCAACACAGATTCGTATAACAGTAATTCCAAAATCAAATGATATAATACCTGTAAGAAATCAAATATTAGAAATAGATTTAGTTAACACTACAACAGGTGGAACTGTTGATGCACAAGCAACTACAGGTGTAGGATATACTGTTACCTCAACAGGTACAACTTCAACTACAACCGTATCAACACCTTCATCTACACCAACGAGTACGGCGTATTAGATGAATGGCAAAAAACAATTCAAAACTAGTCACTAAAGTATCACCACTCATTGAGGGGCAAGTACCTGATTTTGTACAATCAGAACATCCTAAGTTTGTAAAATTTTTAAAACACTATTACCAATATCTTGAGGCTGGTAGAATTACCTATACAGGTGAGTTAGATTATTTAAGACAACAAACTAATACACTAGAATTTATTTTACAAGAAGATGGTGAAAGAATTGTTACTGAAACAGGAACAGGCACTACAGGGTTATTTGTAAATGGCGAAACGATTACAGGTGCAACATCTAAAGCAACTGCAACAGTATTAGTAGAAGATGGTCGAAACAAATATCTTTATATATCTTCTCAACAAAAATTTATTACGGGTGAAACTTTTACAGGTGGAACATCTGGTGCAACAGGTGTTATGTCAGAGTATCGTGCTAACCCAGTACAAAACATTCAACAACTTTTAGAGTATGCCAATGTAGATAATACTATCTACGATTTCTTAGACCAGATGCGTGACCAGTTCATGAACGCAATTCCAGAAACATTAGCAACAGGCGTATCTAAAAGAAAACTATTAAAAAATATTAAAGACTTATATGGTGCTAAAGGAACATCAAAAGGTCACGAATTATTCTTCAAAGCATTCTTAGGTGAAGAACCAGAAATAGTTTATCCAACAGAAAGAATGATGAGAGCCTCAGATGGTAATTGGGGTCAAAAAGTTACTCTAAGAGTTTCTGCTGCAGCCAATATAGATGGCTCCGAAGTAATCAATCAAGTTATTACAGGTTCATCTTCTGGTGCAACAGCTGTTGTTGTATCTTCATCTACATTCACACAAGGTAACTTTGCAGTTACAGAATTAGAATTACAAAATATAGTAGGTGCATTTAC